TTTCTATCTGTGGAACAACAATGCTCATGAAAGCATCTGCTTTTATTTTTGCATCATCTCCTGCGAACATTTCAATAAATAATAATATGTCTGCTTTGTTTTCCAAGTAGTATTCATAGTATGTATCTACCAGTCTACGCTCTTCAGCATAAGATTTGCCATTTTCACGAGCACCTTTAAGATACATCACATCACCCTTATCTGTAAACTTGGGTAACATCTGATAAGTCTCTTTGCACTCTTTACTAATAACAGCAAGTACTTTTTGGTCTGGATCATAGATTGCCTCATTATAAGGACAATCAATTTGCGTCGGAATTAGCTTGATAGTCTTTCCTTTGTTCCACGTCGAGTGGATTAACATCATCATGTTTTTCATTTGGTTTTAGTTTAAGTGTTTCTTTATCAATATTTGGTTTATCGCACAGTTGACCTGTATGTTCTATATGAACAGTGTCAACGTCTAATAATCTACTATAGGTGGGTATGTATTTATCAGGATACAGAAATGATTCTAGATAACCCCATTCTGGGCTATTATAACCATAAAAGTTCCTGATTTTTGTCTTGGTTTCTTTACTTAGTTTACTGTATCTACCTTCTACAACGTGATCATAATCATCTTTCAAACTCTCAAAGTCAAAAGTGACCGCTAATATATTAGCATCTTCTGTTTCTACATATTCATCGAACAATGTATTACTCATTAAAATATTAAGTAGATATTGATTCCATTTAATATCTTCACGAACATAGTAGGTAAGAATAAGCCTGTGATCTTTTAGTGTATATACATTCTCCCAAATCAAATAACTAGTTATGGGAGGATATACTACATTCTTCTTAATGCCTAGAATAGGCAACAAAAAACTCTTAGACTTTTGAAAGTATTTATTATACAACTTTTTGATGGCATATGTCATATTATAATTTCGTTGTTTGTACTTATCATTACGCCAAAGGGCGCACTAAAGTCTTTGTGAATAAAGTGATGATTGGCAATATGCAATGAATCTTTTGTCATTTCTGTAAATCTACTCATGGTTACTTCACTCACTAGAAATGGTACTACATGTAGATAAGGGTCTACTACAATAAACCTAAACTCTACAGGGTAGTCTACATTGAATGATGATTGTTTGATATTATTGATAATCATATTGTAGATAGCAGCTTGTAACCAATATTGATAATATTCAATAGACTCTTGAAATGCACTTGCTGCTTTTGAAGTCTTTTTGAGATCATTTACTCTGATTACTTTAGCCTGATGATCAATGACCAAGCTATCAATTATACCTCTAAGACCAAACGTATACTCATCAGGAAACGCAACTACTTCTAACTCATTATATGACTTCTGAGTACTTTTATCATTAAATCCCATCAGATTTCTGATAGTATCATTTGACATTATGTGTTCTCTAATTTTCTCAGCAAACTCCACCATACCATACTCCACTACCATCTTATCTTTACACTGTAGTAAAAACTGTAAGTACTCCATGTTTTTTTCAGTGAGTATCTTATCTAGTCTTTGTACATCAGTTTTTAAACTTTGGTATAAATTTTCATCTTTGAGAATATCAATAACAGCGTTTTGTACGTTCTCTAAATAAGGTAGTATGCTTTCTTTGGTATCCACTATTTCAGGATATACTTCCTGTATATGCTTACTCAAACGCTCTATTACTTTCTTAGGATTGTCGCTAGGGAATGCATCTGGTAGCACAACAAACTGTTCATTAAATTTCTCAGGAGTAAGCAACATACAATGTATCAAACTACCTTCAATCATGGCTTTATTCGTTACATCATCACGTTGTTTAAGAACATAATGAAGATAGAATGCACCTGGGCTATAATTCAATTTACTCAATCCTGAATAAGACATCAGAAACTCTCTTGAGAAGAACTCGTCTTCTAACTTTAATCTTTCTACAAGATCTAAATCATTACTTTTAATTAGTTTCATATAAGTTTAATTGTTCAAATCCTTCACAGAAGGAGCTCAGTACTGCGATATATACACCAGCTTCGCTTTTGTTATAACTCCAATACTGACCATTAATAAATAAGGGTACAGGTAATAACTCATCTACATTGTCATCTTCAATCCATCCATTTTTAGTCATCTCATCTTGTATAGTTTGAGCAGGGTTAAGGAAGTCCCATTTATGTTTACTAGCTCTCACAAAGTGCATTCCCACAATAATAGGCTTGGACTCAACAGAGATAAATTTTTTAAACTCATCTCTGTATTTGTTCCAGTGTACTTTAGATAACTTGCGATATTTTTGAGTGGCTTTACTTCCTATAAACAACCCACTGCGAGTCATTATTCTGCTGTTCTTACTTGAAGGTACAGCTCCTGGTATGAAGAATAGTTTTGATTTCATTGATTTATCATTGATAGTAATACTGCCTTGACCTTTTTAGCACCATATTCTTTTACAGAATCACTGATGTCTTTGCTCAAAGGTAAAACAAGATATGGTATACCATACCAATCATCATACGATTGCATTGCTTTGATACCAGCAGGGTCATTATCAAAGATAGTATATTTTTCTTTGTGCAATGATACCCAATCAGTTATCGTATTTATGTTAGATGTTTCACTTTGTGGAGCAATGATATTAGCACTAATACCCAATGAATACAGAGACATCACATCCTTTAGTGAACTACATATAAATAATCTGTCAATGTCAGAACTTGTTTGATCCCAACCCTGTATACAGTTCTTCACATTTATAAATCTGTGCTCAGTCTCTGGCTGATATATCTTGTATAACTCTTTACTTTGAGTAAAATAACCATAAGTTCTAAAATTCTTTTTAACAAATGATTCATCACCCTTAGCCATTGTAAATTCACTTAACGGATGCACATTAAACCTAGATAGTATTTTAGAGCCAATATTATATTCACTCCAGTAATTAGCATCATCTTTGGTCCAATGATCTCGTATCTTGTAATTGATAACCGACCACTTTGATTCTATCATATCAGTAAATGCTACTTTTTTATCAACAACTTGCAGATATTGATCACGCACAATTTCATACGCGCTTCTAAAGTTACATCCCTGTAAAATCATTATTAAATCGTATCCATCACCACCCAAACCTGTGCTAAAACATTTGAATCTATATTTACCATTGTTTACATAGAGATACATACTAGGATTAGAGTCATGTACATTAAATATACTTTTAAAATTATGACTTTGCCCAATAAGTTTAACATCAAGTTTGAGAAAATACTCGAATATCCATGCACTAGGTATATCAACGCTGTCAAATACAGCTTTTCTACTTGAAAACATACCAATAAATTTTAAAGTAAGAAGAAAGTAATAAGAAAGTAACAAGAAAGTAATAAGGGGGACTATTCATCCCCCTTTATCACATAACCAATATAAAATTAATCTAAATCCAATAATTCAGATCCAGCATCTTTACCTTCAAATGAACTTAAACTGTCAGAAACCTTCTTTTTCTTGATGTGTACAGCTTCGTTAAAAACAATTAACTTACTAGGATAAACATCTGCTACTTGAAGTGCATAGCCAATTTTAGAATTCTCTGGCTTTACAATAAATAAGCGATGCTGCGTATAACCAGCTTTGTTTTCATACTCAGAACCACCAATACACCAATGAATCCAACGATCATTACCTATTAGATACTTCTTAGCATTCTCTACATACTCAGTAATACTATTACCTTCTACATTATGATCAATAAGTGCTTTAGTAGCACCAATCTCTTTAGCAAAATTCCAAATCCAGCGGAAGATCATATCTTCTTTACTAGTTGTTTTACCTTCCTTATTAGTATAGTCACTATAGGAATATTGATGAGTCTGCACACGAGCAACTTGACCTACATAGTTACCCATTTCAGGTACGTCTTTGTTGATTGCTAAACCTTCAAATCCATCTTCGATAGGTTGAGTTTCAAGCATGAGCATCAACCCATATGCATTAGCATCATAAGGTGGTACCTCAAGTTTCATGTCTAACACACGAGCTATTACATTACCAGGTTGAATTACTTTGGGAATACCTGAACCCATCTTTTTATCTGCGTCTTTACTGCTAAACATAATTTTTAGTTTTAATTGTTAATCTATGTATATTTTATCCCAGTGAGTAATGACTGTACTGCCATCCTCTGTTTCATTAATTTGAGATAGTACAATCTCTTTGTTGCGTAGATGTTCTGGACGAGCACCACAAGATACTTCGTCAGTTGTATTAAAGCTAATAATGTTTTGATTTCCCTTACGATAAAGATAACCAATGGCATCAGAATTACTAGCGGTAATGCGTTTTATTTTACCAGTGAGGTCTAAATCAAGGGAATTAAAATCACTACCTTGTTTTTCCAAAATGGTATCTTTTACATGACCTACTAGTATAATACGAGGAGCTAATGTGCGGATATAATCCAAACTTTTGTTGTACGCACTTCTAAGCCACTGATATCCTGCACCCTGTGGCATATTAATAATGGTTCCATACTTAGGCTTACCCTCAGTAAACCAATTCTTACCCATAGATGATTTGGAGTACAACAGTTCAGCATAAGTAATACAGAATTCCTCTAGTGCTGTAACAGTATCTACTGCTATGTACTTGTAAGGGTAGTTTGCTTCTTTGATAGCAGTACCTATTGCTTTGAGTTCCTCTATACTATTTACTTTAAGCTTGAGTGCATCTACATAATCACTCCCATCTTCAAAGTCAAGAATTAAACAATTTTCTAGTCCAGCAAGCAATGTAGTCTTACCTACTTTGGGTTTGCTAAATATAATAAGCTCCTTGGGTGATTTAATACTAGCCTTCACAGGAGTTAAAGGCAATTGTATAACAGGAATTTCACTCATTTTTCTTTCTTAATAAGGTTGTTTAACCAAAATTTATTACTTACAGCTTTGTTCTGAACTATAGCATAAAAGTCTCTCAATGTCATTGTAGAAATATTCTCGTCTTTGTCATCATCAAGTTCCAAGTCTAAACCCATTTGATACTCTTCTTTATCTCCTTCTTTCTCTACAATCTCTGTAATGGTAGGAACAAGTTTTTCTAAATGCTCAATAGGTACAGTCCAACTTTTATCTGATACATGATGTACTTTCTCGTAATTAAATCCAGCTACTTTATCTTTGTTAAGACGATAATATATTGGTTTGTCTACGATCTTACCTTGCCCATCACAGAATGTCTTGTAATCCTTTTTATACATAATATAAATAAGATTGCCCTTGAATTCATCTGTAAAGAATAATACATGGTTGGGTAAGTCACGATGTGCTTTAGGAGCAACTTGTGTTGGTCCTACTGTTACATCATAGTTTTTTTCTAAATCATTGATTGCATAATCTACAATCAGATCTTTTGCGGTTTGCCACGCGCTCTTTTTTTGTGTCATAATTAGAATATTTGATGAATTTTACTTTTAGCAAAGTCTGTTTTAAATAATGTTAAACAAGGTTCTCCATTACGAACTTTTAAAAAATGGATTGCCAATGTATCTAATTCCACAGGTATCTTATCTGGTCCATAAAATGATAATCCATACTTAGCAGGTCTATTTATACCAATGAGAATATCAGTAAATTGTAATAATGCATCTGCACCAAATACATCACTGTCTTTGACGAAGTTTCCAATACTTCCTGGCTTTAATCGCTCAGTAGATTCAATTTCTCTATTGAGTTGACTGAGCACTATAAAGATTACTGGTAATTGCCTACGTGTTTCAGCAAGCATGTTGCCTAAATTATACAAGGTTTCAATCCTGTCTTTTTCACTTGCACTCTTCTTTAATAAAAGACTGTGATCAATGGTGATAATAGTAGGTTTTTTCTTTGTTTCTATAAACTCAAAGATTTTTTCCTTCATTTTATCTACTGTAAGAGGACGTTCATATGTATAAACATCACGCATTTTATTGGCATCACAATACCTAATAGCTGCATCAATATCTACCATATCAACTGGTCCTCCAATAGAGGATAATTTACGCACATTAATATTAGTGTTACCACTAATCTCTCTTAATGCAATATTTCGGGCGAGCATTTCAAACTGAAAATCTAGTACACAAAAATCTTGTTCTGGATTCAATTTAAATGCTTCCCTTGCAATCATACTACCAATGAGCGTCTTACCACTACCAGGTCTACCTGCAATAACTGTTAAGCTATTCCATTCTAAACCATCCATGCTAATGTCATTGAACTTTGTCCAAGGTGTCTTGACACTTTTAATTTCCCCTGATCTACGCTTCTTTACATATTCAATAGCTTGAGAGTATGCTTCTGAAACGTGGATAAAACCTGACTCTTTTAGAGATTTTGTCATACCGCTAATATAATAATAAAATTTAAACTTTAAAAAGTTACCATCTTATTTTTTCTTTCTTGTATTCAACTAGATACTGATTAACCTTGTTAAATATGTCATTACAATCCCAATCTTTGGCTTTGAGGTACGCTGCAAATGCAGGGTGAGTACTAGTAAACACCTTATGTTGATCACCAATGAGTGTTGCGTATTCTTGAGCTTGTTTGCCCATAAGCATCCATATAAGACCTGACTGATTAAAGTTAAGCATGTCTATAAGATATAGCATAAATGGTTCCCATATATTAGTATGTTTACCCACCTTGGTTAGCTCGGTACTTAGTGCAGTGTTTATACATAAAATTCCTTGACTAGACCATCTACTCAAATCATATCTTGTATCAATATTGGTTATAGCTTGATCTTCATAAGGTACATCTTTTTCAATAGCTCCTAGTATGTATCTCAAGGATGTCTCTGGTTTCTTTGTGTTTCCACAACTAAATGCAATGCCATCAGCTACTGTGGGTTGAGGATAAGGATCTTGACCTAGAATAATAACCCTAGTTTTATCTAAAGGACATAACTCAAAAGCTGTAAACATTTGCTTTAACGACGGGGTAAACCGCTTGCCTTGAGCATTCTCATTTATAAGAAACTCTATGATTTTTTGAAAATCATCAGACTGAAGATGTCCTTTTAATAGATTAGCCCAACCACTTGGTCGCAGTTTGTCAATTAATTTAATTTTAATTTGTTCTGGAGTTAATTTCTCTCTAACTTCGCTCATAAATTTAATAAGTTTAAACTATGCCTAACACTTATGTTGACGTAATAAAGAAAAACGTAGTAATTAACGTATCTTTTACCTTAGCTGACGTCACAGCTCTACAAACAATCTTGCTCAAACATCTTGAACACAAAATCACTCTTGATGACAAATCTTGGAATATAATCGAGGATTTGTGTACTAAGGTTGACCAGTGCGCAAAAGACCAAAATCTAACTGAATCTAAAGAAATCTCTTTCTAATGGAGTTGACACCTGACAAGATTGAAATATTTAAAGAAGATGCTGTAATAAACATCAAATTTAACCGTGATTTTTATCAACGTCTAGTATTACTTCTTCACAGCACTTACAAAGAGAAAACTGAAGATGAACTACAAGAAGCAGGTCAACAAATTGAAAGCAAAAACATCAAAGATGAATGGGTGTTTCATTATGAAACAATGCTATATCTTGTTAAGGGATCTGAAGAGTATGCTCAAAAGAACAATTTAACAGAAATAATTGATCTAGAAACTTACAAGAAGAAGATGGAGACCAATATTGAACCTCAATAAAGGATACATCCAACATCATTACCTATTTCAATACAAGCTTCAATACCCATACTAAGCTGGTCTTTACTACAATCAGCAAAACTCTTTACTATTTCAATCGCTTTACCAGTGTTATCCTTGGATTTAATTGTAAGTCCAGCTTTTCTTTTTACTTCTAACTTTACATCTTCAAAGTCATTACCTGTGCAATGTGCAAGCTCTCTGATAAGAGCATGCACTTTTGCTAGTTGTATCAAACTGTGATTGTCTTTGATTAATTCATACATAGCACTCACCCTATTACCAGGTTTGAGTGCATGTAGCATACGATAAAACTTTTGTTCTTCTTTAGGAGAACTAGGACTCATCACGCCCTTCTCATCTACTACATAGTCAATGATGGTATACATTACTTATACGTTATTTTAGTTCTGTCAAAGTCTTGTAGCGCGCTCTTTACCCAAGTAGCATCCACAGTCTCATGAAACATTAATATATGAACTGAAGCTACCTCATCAGGATTAAGCCTAAGCAATCGTCCTATGCGTTGAGCTGACTTACGTTCATTACCATAGGAGTGAAGAATAATAGCATGTTGTAAATCAGGAATATTCACACCCTCATTTAACTGCAAGACACATGATAACACATTAATTTTGCCTTCTTTAAACATTTGTAAGTTCTGTTCTGACAATGGATGACCACTGTAATATACATGGTTACACAGTCTATCTGCTTGATCTTGAGTATTGCAAAAGATGATGCATTTACCTTGAATTGTCTTTAACAATTTCTTGGCGTATTCTTCTTTACTTCTGTAATCCATCAGAGTACGCATTCTGCCTATTCTGTTGAATTGCTCTTGACTTGGGTTACTACTTTCATGAAGTCTCTTGACCCAGTATTGATAATTGTCATACTCACTAGTATTCCATGAATTACCTTTGACGTTTACTTGATGAGTGTTTAATCTGCATAAATTGACTGGGTGTACAGTTATCCTGTAATCATTTAATATGCTATCCTCAACAGCTTCGTCTGTAAAATAATTAAATTTGATAGGACAAAACTTGTTCACCATCATACCTTTTTCACTGCGATTATCTCTAGGTGGAGTACCCGTGAGTCCAATAATTCTACTATTGTATGCAGTAAGCCACAATTCATGACTATTCAATAAACTGTGGCACTCATCTAAATATACTACATCATATTTAAAAGACTGTTTATGCAAACTCAAGTAGGTAGTGACTACCACTCTATCTTTTAAGTAACTCAACCCAAACTTATCCATGTCTTCAAACCAACTAGTGAATACGCTTTTTTTGGGTGCTACTACTAAAAATCTAGCGTCACTGTTTTGCTCTTTAAGATACCAATCCATGTGTTTAAGACCTATGTATGTCTTACCCACACCCATTGAAATTGCACAACCTATGCGCTTATTGACTTTAATGAGTTCTAAAGCTTCTTCTTGTATCTGCTCTCGTTTAGTATTTAATTCAAGTGAGTTCATAATTTCCTATATCTTCATTTAATACATCTTCGTCTACATTACTAATGATATGATAAGCCCAATCAAGAGCTGTTTTAAAATGATCGGTTCTATAATCTAATGGGCAATCCTCATCAGCGTTGTTTGTAATGTTGATTAACGCTCTATATACGTCATCAAAATGTTTTAGTTTAATAGAATCAGGTGTTGTTATCATACTTTAATTTTTAAATGTATTTAATCACAATCAATATCATCTTTTTGTAATCGTGATGTACTTAGTCCCATTTCTTTTGCAGCAATAGCGTTCAGCTCAATCCATTGATGGCATGTCCTGCAAACTGCTAACCATGTTAATACATCAAGGTAATTTTTACTTCTTCCAGCTTTGTGATGCACATCAGTGGCATTAATTGTACAACCTTCTAATCTTGCCTGACAGAATAGATTTTTTACAAGAAATTGTTGTCTAGATACTGAATATAACTGGTCTAATATAACACGTTTGTCTGACCTACTTTTTAATGGTATCTTTTGTTTAGGAAATTTTACTGG